CTCCGAAATGCAGTGTAAGATATAGTGAGAAACTCGACCATTTCTTACAGACATAGTGATATTTTGCGAAAGGGACCTGATCTAACCCCTTTGCATAGCACAGGAGTTAGTTGCGATTCAGGCAACCGCCTAAGAAGTTGGGATCTCTAAGGTAAAAACCATAAATGCATAGAGGCGCGAACGCCCAAATACGCTTATGTAAACCCCTTAGAGTACAACGAACTTAGGCTGAAACCTGCGACTATGCCGCACCTACCGATCCCCGGTAGGATTTTAAACAGAAGGAACAGTCACCATCAAATAAATTATTGGTGGACCTGTATAGAAGAATAAAGAAAAATCTTCCCCTACTGACGTGTGCAAATCATATCTAACATTATCTGTGGGATTCGTATTAACTTCTAGTGTTAATAACTGGAAGGTACTTTGAAACTCCCTATCAGACGAAGTTAGATTAGACTTCTTTGCGGGTAGGAACCTATACGGCTCCTGAAATGGTGTTTCCCATTCTAATACGGGATTTACTAAAATATTAGTAGATGCCATACCTGAAAAACCAGCATCAGGCTGATTTTGAAGGAGAAACTGGGCTTGGTTCTCAATAGCAGATAATCCATTTGACTGTCTGGACCATCCACCAACTTGATCTGTCAACCGCACTACAGAAAACTGTGCAGTTCTAGTTCTAGTATCTTGAGATATAAGTGGATTGCACTTCCACCGAATTCCACCACGCCAGGCAACATAAGCCGGTGTGAGGTAATTAATGAGTGTGTTGTGCGCATAATTATAAGGACCCAATGCTGTGGTATACACAGCACCTGGGGCAAAACCCTTATAATAGGGAAATGCTCTAAAATATAACGACAATATACGTTCACCAGAATTATTCGAAAATAAAACTGTTGAGTGTTTCACGTATCTTTTCAACAAAGTGCGGAAAGACACTATAGACTCACCATAAAAAACGTGGTCATAAGCATCAGTTTGCGACAATGTATTCATCATCGTTAATTTAGGCTGATTCATAGTGGGAGCACTAGACAAATTTGTATTATCTAGAGGTTCATCACCACTCTGAATTTCAAATCCAAATTGGGGCTCGTCAAAATAAGAGTATTTGTCTAAAATAGTAGAAGGATTCCTAAATTGGATATCTTCTCCAGCAGCGACAAAAACATTGACGGCAATATCGTTATTAATGGTAGAATTAGGTGTTGTTAAATCATTAACAACATAAACTCGAAGCATGCCATTATTCATGCGAGGAGCTACGACATTATATCCACCCACTGCATATGGAACAGCAGCAGGTACACGTGGTGCACCGGAGACGTCGTCATCTCCAGGTGGAGCTACTAAAGCAAATGGATAGGAAACACCCCATCCAACTTGTAAAGTAAAATCTTTTGTTTCGGCAATGTCCACTATATAAGTATAATTTGTGTTATACTCATTAGTTTGAAAGCCATGTGGATCATAAACTATTTTCAACCTTCCTTTATGGAAAGAAGATGCAACAATTTGAAACCGATATTTCATAGAGCCACGCCAAACCTTAAAGGGTAGGGCGGCAAATGCACAAGCGGTCAAATGGATCTCTCCAGCATCTGAAACATTGTTAAATCCCCAAACCATTGGGGTAACTTGTATTCCAAATAAAGGAGTTTCTGGGACAGTTGAAATAGTCCATGGAAAGGACGTAAGAAAAGACTCCCTACAGGCAACAGACTTAATTGTCATTTCATCGACAGCGCCTATGCCAATAGTTGTAGGGTCCACAGTCAATTCTTGTTTCACATCCAAAGATAACTTAGTTGAAGTATCTTCCATGTTAGAATTAGCCAAATTACCCATGCAATTAGGTCGCACGGGTCTGGTTTGTTCCAATATGATTGGACGTGAATATCCAAAAACGGTGGCAACTCCTGAAACAGCAGAAGCAGCAATAGAAGTGGCTTTGGCATATGCTCCAATATAAGGTGCATTAACCAAAGAGCCTGCAACACGAGCAACAATTGATGCTGGTCGTGATATTGGGCCTTTACCATATTCATCGCCACTCTGAATGTCGAAAGTTTCTAGACCGAACTGTGGCACAAGACCACCAGGTTCACTAGAAGTTGGTATCGACAAAGAAACATCCTCAGCCCAAGCAAAAACGCTTATAGTGACTATGTCGGATGCTCCATTGGCATGTTTGAGAGGTTGCAAGGTGTGAATTGTCATATCACCCATTTTATTCCATTCACCTAATGGTATAGAAAGGGCATTATTATAGAAAATAAAAGGTAATGACATAGATCCACCTTGGGACAGTGTGGGGTCAAGATATATATGGGGCCTCTGTGAAGCGCCAATTATATCCGAGGTGAAGAAAGCACGTTCAACAGTAAAATTATCAACCCTAGGTAAGGGTGTATAAGATAAGATTGCACGGCCGTAATGAAAAGCATTTCCATTAATTAAAACTTTAACGCACAATTTTGCACGCAAGTTATTATAATTGGAGATACGATTTATTACTCTCGGGTTATTAAAATAAAGAGACCATGGGTCAAACACTTCAAATAATGTTGTGTTAGTACCCCACTGGAACTCCTTAATCTTGATAGGACGTGAATAGAACGCACCAAGATCGTCATCTGATCTATCAGTTGCATCAAATGTGATGTCGTTCTGAGAATTCACGTTATAAGTAAATGATGTGTCTTTATCATCAAATACAGTGACTTGTTGTTTGGTTTGGGTCTCTGACCCTTTACTAATCGATAAATTAAATTTGCTAGTAAACCATTATTTAACTCCTCGACGAACGGTTTGATCCGAAGGGAGGTGTACAAATTTTTCTCTGGCAAGGAGCGACCTAAATAAGTCTGATCAAAAGACTGCCTACATAGTAAAGCCTATATGATATAGTACAATGTACAATACAATAACACATGGTATCCAATTACTAAGTACACTTTGTGCTTGGGATAGTCCCACACCTGTGTAGAGGTGTTGTGAATTAATCATTCACACGATGGTTTTACTATATCCAATAGGGTGATATTACTCACCAAAAAGATTTTATCAGAGATCTTATACTCTAACAGTTTTGGACATGTTTAGGTCCTAGAACTAACGTACTTGTTCTAAAATTCTTATATTGAAATTAAAATTCTTCATAAATAACGCTGAGCTCAATGCACACGTGTGGTATCTGCACCACCACGGCATAATTTTGCACTAATTAAATATAAATTATAATAAAACAATATAAGCCGAAGAAAATAATTAAATGAACTTTACAAATAAATAATTTTATAGTCCTTAGGAATATCCCCATCAAGGGGTTCCAATAAATGGTATCATAAGTGTGACCGCAGGTTAAACACACTTATATGGTGAATAAACTGCCAGACTACAAAATAAATAAATTAAATAAAATCTACAAAA